GGTGGTTCTAATGTTGCCATAGGTTCAGAAGCTATGACTACTCTTACTACAGGACAACAAAATATTGCTATAGGAGAAAGTTCTTTAGCACTTGCCACTACTGCTAATTACAGTACTGCTGTTGGTCATTTAGCATTATACGCATGTACTACTGGTGCTAGTAATACTGCTGTAGGGCATCTTGCTTTACAAGATACAACTACTGGTCATAATAATTCATCTTTAGGTACATATGCGGGTGCTGACATTACAACAGGAATTAGGAATACTTGTTTGGGTGCTTATTCAGGAGAGTATGGTGGTAATGTTTTAACTACAGGAAGTGGTAATACTTTAGTTGGTTATGGTGCTATTCCAAGTGCAACAGGAGCAACTTCACAGCTTGTTATTGCAGCGCAAGACGGGTCTTCTGCTACAACAGGAAAAGGTGACGATACAGGTTTTATAAGTGCTAATGGTGGTGGAGTATATCAAGGTAATAACTCAACTGCTTGGTCACAAACTTCTGATGTAAGAATAAAAAAGAATATAGTAGATAACAATATAGGCTTAGAAAAAATAAAAGATATTCAAGTAAAAAACTTTGAGTATAAATTACCTGAAGAAATATCTGATGGCTTAACAGAAACAGATGCTATAGATAAACAAGGCATACAACTAGGTGTAATTGCACAAGAACTAGAAACTATTTTACCTGATATGGTTACAACAGAATCAACAGGTTGTAAAACTGTAGATGCAGATAACATGACTTGGTATCTTGTCAATGCAGTAAAAGAACTCTCGGCAAAGGTCGAAGAATTAGAAGATAAACTTAAATAAAGGAGAAAAAAATGGCACAAACAGTAACAGAATGTTTAGCGGCTGGTAGCGATAGCGTAACCTTGATAAATGACGTTAATACTAACGGCAAAAAATCAGTTCATGTTGGTGGTTCAGCAGACGCAGACACTACTATGTCTCAAGCAGATATAAATGAAGTGATACAACGTAATGTTGACCACTTAGAAACTATCTTAGCTTACGAGCCTGTTGATTCAGATGATGATACGCCTAATGTAAAAGGAGCAGCAGATAGTAAAAAAACTACTCACGTTGCAGCAGTTACAACTGGTAAGTCTTATATAGCAGCAAATTAGGAGAAAATATGACGGAAGAAGCCGTAGTCTTTATAGACGATAAAGAGGTAAAAGTATCGGAGTTGTCCGAAGAACAAACATACTTGCACTCACAATTACTGGATTTGAGAAATAAAGAAGCCAGTCTAAGATTCCAATTAGACCAAGTAGCTGCCAGTATGTCAGTATTCCAAAACGCTTTTGTTGAGGCTTCTAAAGAAGTCGCTGAAGAGACGTTAGAACAATCAACAGAAATAGAAGAGGTACAAAATGATGACATTAATTAATATATTTATGTGGATAACCGCTATTATTGCAATAGCTTCATTAGTGGCTGCCGTAACCCCTACTCCTAAAGGAGATGAGTTACTAGGTAAGCTTTATAAGGCTGTAGACTTTTTAGCTTTGAACATAGGAAAAGCTAAGGATAAATAATGCCTAGACGGACTACCATGGAAGTTGCAGCCGATTTAGATAAGCACGAAGCAGTTTGTGCCGAGAGGTGGCGTGAGACTATTTATAGGATCAAGCGTCTAGAAGTGTTAATTATTACAACACTTGCCTCTTTAATCATTGGAATGGCCAGCATACTTAGTAGTCAAGTTTTTTAGAATGTGCAATGTCATTAGAAAAGTTCATATTTCGACCAGGGATAAACCGAGAAGGAACCGATTACTCTAATGATGGTGGGTGGTTCGATTCTAATCTCATAAGATTCCGTAAAGGCCTACCTGAAAAAATAGGTGGTTGGGCAAAGAACACCTCAGATACTTTTAAATCCACAGCTAGAGCGTTACACGCTTGGGTAGATCTAGAGCTCACCAAATATCTAGGACTAGGAACTACCTGGAAGTATTACGTTAAACAAGGGGATATTTTTAATGATATTACCCCTTTAAGAGTTACTACGTCTGCTGGGGATGTCACCTTTTCAGCAAGTAACGGGGATGCCACAATAACCGTTACTGATACGAGCCATGGAGCAGTAGCTAATGATTTTGTGACTTTTAGTGGTGCTGCTACGTTAGGTGGATTAATTACCGCAGCTGTTCTTAACCAAGAATACCAAATCGCTACTGTGACAAGCGTTAATGCCTACACAATAGAAGCAAAAGACACAGACGGAGACACCGTAACTGCTAATAGCAGTGATAGTGGTAACGGTGGTAGTTCCGTAGTAGGAGCGTATCAAATCAACGTAGGACTAGACGTATATGTGGAAGGATCTGGTTGGGGTGCTGGAACTTGGAGTGCTGGAACGTTTGGCTCAGTTAGTGCTATCTCGTCTTCTAATCAACTTAGAAATTGGTCGCACGATAATTTTGGGGAAGACCTAATTATGAATGTTCGTGGTGGCGGAATATATTATTGGGATGAATCCGCAGGGACAACTGCTAGAGCAGTAGCTTTTTCTGATTTATCGGGGGCAAACTTAGCTCCAACCAAAGCGTTACAAATTTTAGTAAGTGATATAGATAGACACATTATTTGTTTTGGGGCAGACCCCATTAACGCCAGTAACCAAAGAACAAGTTCTTCAGATCCATTATTTATTTGTTGGAGTGACCAAGAAAGTGCTACTCAGTGGGAGCCTTTATCTACCAATACTGCCGGGTCTTTTAGATTGTCAGCAGGGTCTCAGATTGTTGGAGCTATTAGAGCCAGACAAGAAACTTTAGTTTGGACAGACACCGCACTTTATTCAATGAGTTTTATAGGACAACCCTTCACCTTCGGAGTCAATTTAATAAATGAAGGGGTGGGGCTTATTGGACCTAACGCTGCTATTAATACTCCAAAAGGAATATTTTGGATGGATAAAAAAGGTTTTTATGTCTACAACGGAACTGTCCAAGATATACCGTGCACAGTACAAGATTATGTATTTAGTGACTTAAATGATGGGCAGGCCTTCCAAGTATTTGGATTTTTAAATAAAGAATTTGATGAAGTAGGTTGGTTCTACTGCTCTGCGGGAGGAACAACGATTAGTAAATACGTTGTGTTTAATTACGAGGAAAATGTTTGGAGCATAGGTGAATTGAATAGAACAGCTTGGATTGATGAAGGAATATTTGATGCTCCTATAGGGGCTTACACGACGAGCGACGTAGGCTATTTATACAATCATGAAACAGGGAATGATGCTGACGGTTCACCAATGGATAACGTCTATATAGAGTCTAGTGACTTTGCATTAGGCAACGGAGAAGAGTTTCAATCTATCAGTAAGATTATCCCGGACATTAAATTCACGGGAAATGGAGGAAGCGACCAAACCATTAACGTTGTATTAAAGCAAAGAAACTACCCCGGAGAAAGTTTATCCACTGATTCAACAAACACTTGCACTGCAACAACTACAAAGATAGATACTAGGCTTAGAGCAAGACAAGCTGCCCTTAGAATTGAATCAGATGATGATGGATCCGTAGGAGTTAGATCTGGCGTTGGGTTTAGAGTGGGTGCTATGCGTATGGATGTGCGACCAAATGGTAGAAGATAATGGCAAAGATTTTAGAAACGCGATTGCCTGTAGCTATGGGGGAACTATCTCCTGACACATTCAATCGTTTAGTAAGAGTATTAGAATTAAGTTTAGATAAGGTAGATGTTGATGCAACGTTATCAGTTAATGCAACACAAAGAGATGGAAATAAATTTACAGCAGGAGATATAATTTGGAACCTTTCTACAAGTCAACTACAAGTATGGAATGGTAAGCAGTGGGTAGATCTATATGTAGGAACAGAACGAGGAGTAGAAGGAGTAACTGGTTTAGGAGAGTTATCTGTGTCAACAAATGGAGCAACAACGATAAAGATACTATGATGGATAGAAACAAATTAATAGAAGAACTGAAAGTAGATGAAGGCGTTATCGATGAGATTTATGAGGATCATTTAGGCTTTGCAACGTTTGGAGTGGGACATTTAATTTTAGACAAGGAGCCTGAATTTGGAAAACCTGTCGGTACGCCCATACCAGAAGAAAGAATTAGAGAGTGCTTAAATAACGACATAGATACGGTTTGCGCTGAGTTAGATAGGAACGCTCCATGGTGGAGAGGACTAGGAGACAATAGACAACGTGTTTTAGCTAATATGTGCTTTAATTTAGGCTATCCTAGACTCAGTAAATTTAAAAAGTTTATTGGTGCTATGCAAGAAAGTGATTGGGAAACCGCTGCGGTTGAGATGTTGGACTCTAAATGGGCATCTCAAGTAGGAGATAGGGCCATTAGATTAAGAAATAGAGTCTTGGAAGGAGATTAATATGCCGTTTAGTAAGTACACTAAGAAGCAAAAGAGATTGGCTAGAGTGGCCAAACCTCGTAATAAGATTACTTCTGCGGACATTAAGAAAGTGAAAAAGAGCAAATTGTCTAATTATAAAAAATCATCAAGGAGACCATAATGAAACTAGGTATATTAAAAACGTTAGTAGGAACAGTAGCCCCAACTATAGGCACCGCTTTAGGTGGTCCTATGGGTGGTATGGCTGCGAATATGATTTCAGAGGTATTAGGATGTGATCCTGAGCCAAAGAAGATACAAAAAGCAATGGAAACAGCTACTCCTGAGCAATTAGCAGAGCTAAAAAAGGTAGAAACAGACTTTGAAGTTAAGATGAAAGAACTTGATATAGAT